CGCCCTCCGGCAGTTTCCCGCCCTGCACTGCGTTGAACAGCGCCGCCAAGATCGTCGCGTCCAAAGTGATCTGGCTGAAGTCCTGATTGAGTTTGTAGACCACTTCGTCGGAGGCGTTCACGAACTCAGCCATCCACTCAAGGCACTGGCTGTAGGCTTCGCTGACGTTGCTGACCACCAGCGACAGGACGCTGTGTTCGGCGGCGCTGTCGTTGTCGGCCTGGGTTGCGGTCTTCACCGCGCTACCACGCTCAATGAGCCGAGCGCCGAGCGAAACCATGTCCTGTTTCTTGGACTCCATGGCCTCCTTGGCCACCGTGTTCGGCTGAGCCTGCCAAACTCCGCAGGTGCCGCTGACTGGAAGCAACCAGGGTGCACGGGAGCCAAGGAATATCCCGGACTCTTCCATGTCATCGCGCCACTGCTCATCTAGACCAGCTATCCACGGTTGAGGCTGCCCAACCAGGTACGCAGCTTCCTCATAATCCGCACTGTTACGGTAATGTCCGATGTTCACCTCGGCCATGTCGTAGAGCGGCGCGTCATCGATGCTTGTGTCGTTGTTTTCGCTGCCCAAGAACTGGAACGGGATGACCTGCCACGGACGGCCCATACCATTCAGCGGTGTGAATGGCGCGACCTTCTGAGTCGTCGCGCTTGGACCCTCCTCCCACACTTCCTGCGTGTACTGACCGGAGACATCAAGGCGCAATACCCGGTATTGCACGACTTGCTCACTACCGAAACCATCGTCGGTATCGACGTCGACGGTTTCGCGCAGTACGACGAGGCTGAGGAGGTGCTGGCCACCGACTTGGCGCGTCTTCCAATTGATGATTGATTCTGCGGTGTAGCTGGCGATGTTCGCCCGCGCACGCCCGGATAATTCGTCGGCTTTGCTGACAGTTCCGGCCTCAACCGCGGCGTAGTCCACCAGCAGTCCGTGGCGCCCCACTTCGAGTAAGTGCCCGATGACCGATTGCGACTGCTGGTAAACGCTCACGCCCTGACCGTCGATGTCCTTTGACACGTAGTCGAGGGCGCCGGGGACAGTCAGGGTCGGCCATGTACGGAACACCGCCCCCACCAGACTGTGCTTCGTGCGACCAGTGGCGTTGTAGAAGACTGCGCGCTTCTTGTACGCCTCATAGCGATCCCTGTTATCTCGGCTGGTATCGGCGGCGTTCGGTCTTGGCAAATATCGATCGCCGGCCTCCTTGATGGTTTCCGACCCTTTGCAGACGTCCCGCACCAAGCGCCAGCGGTATTGTGCCGCCTTGTACTCGGGACGAGTAAAAGTGACGTCCGTCATCGGGCGACTCCCATTTTCATTGAGGTGACCGGTTTAACGATCGGGTACTCGCGGTGAATGAAGTAACCGCCGCCGTCGTTGGCGTGGTCGTTTCCTTGGCTCTTGTCTGGCTCGCCGTTGGGCGCCCAGATCTGCTGTTCCAGGCCATCGGCGTAGGTCGGGCATGTAAACGGGTTAACCAGGTAGCGGCGCTCGCCCTGCGCGTTGCAGAACATAGCGTTCATGGCGTTGATGCGGTCCTTCACCGGTGGGTTGGCCGCCGGCGCGATGACCGTGAAGCCTGCCTGCTTGAGCATGGCGATATCGGTGAGGCTGGCATTGACCGACTTGCGCGAGTCGCCGGAGGCGTCTGGGTAGATCCGGATCTCGCAGCTCTTCTTGTAGTCGTTGCCGGTGTGTTCCCAGTACCGCTCTTTGATTCGACGAATCATGTCCGGCGTGTCGTAGCCGTCCATCAACTCGTCCACGGCGCGCGGCAGTCCCTGATCACGTTTGACGTGGGTGATCGCCGCCATCTTGCCGACGTTGAAGTCCATGCCGATGAACAGTGGCTCGCCGGGCTGCACAGTGTCGAAGCACTGGTTCAGCTTTCGGTCGTAGGCGTGGTAGATCGATCCAGACGTCAGGTTGACGAACTGGCCATTCAGGTACGCGCGGATCAGTTGCTCAGGATATGACTCCATCAGCGAGGCGATGTAGTCGTCCGGCAAGTTCAGCTCGTTGTCGAACGTGCTGGCCTGGATCAGGCCATACATTTCCTTCAGGGCTGGCTTATCGCGCAGCTGCTTGACGAACTGGAGAAAGACGAACTTGAAGCCTTCCGGCGTCGTGGTCACGTCCACGCCGTTTTTAAGCCCGGGCAGGTTGTAACGCATCCGGGCAATGATCTTGCGCCAGGCTTGCTGAGCCTTGATCGACGTCAGCACGTCCAGCTCATCCACCAGGGCGTGACCGATCTTGAAGCCGACGATTGTTTGCGGCTTCTCCATCGACCGGCAAATCACAGTGCCGCGATACTGCCGGCCGCTGTAAATGTGAACCTCATGGTTCGCCTGGTTGATCTTGGTCTTCAGTCCCCAGTCATAAGCAACCTCCTCCATCGTGGGATAGAAGATGTCGCGGATCTGCGGGTAAGTCGGTGCGAAGTAACCAGCGTTGACGCCCGGCCACTCCATAAAGTGCTTGCTGAGCGCTGAGCAGCCGACCCAGGTCTTTCCAGAGCCGAAGCCAGCAACGAATGCGCGAAACTTGTGGGGCAAGAGGAGGAACTGCGACTGCGGAACGTTAAGGCTCGGCATTCGGCTTCCTCGCATCCACTACGTCGACCTGAATGCGTGTCGGAATTGCCGGCTCATCGTCTGGCTCATCCTTCCGGTGGCGATTGACATAGACGTCGCCGACTTCCTTCGCGGCCTGCTCGAGGATCTGCATGGCCAGGCCGATGTTTCTCATCGTCTCGGCGCGCTCAACAAACCGGTTCATTGCGCGGAGCCGAAACGCTCGGTTGGCGATCGGGATTTCAGCTGTCTCTTCGCGAAAGCGCTTTCGGGCATCTTCAAACATCGTCACCCAGCGCTTGGCCAGGCCTTTCCCTGATGTCTTTGTGGGGTCGTGAGTCTCGACCTGCTGGCGAGTCACCGATATCCCGTATTCCTTTTGGACGGCTTCAACAACCTGCGAAGGCGTGTCGAAGCACGCCAAGGCCTGAACGATAAAGGCCTTCACGTCGTTTTGAAGGGCTGCCATAGATTTTCATCCGTCCAGAGCCTGTCCAGAATCAGGCCGACTTGAGCAGACAGGTTCCGCAGGCCCTCGCAATGTTCATTTTTCCTACCTCAGCAGGCTTGTTTGCAGCGTCCATCAACTCTTGAACCGCCGGGCTTGCACCGTAGCGGCGGACAACACCGACGAACTCTTCAACGTCGTGTCCGCGCATCTCAAGCTTGGGTAGACCTTCTTGAGTGAAGGCTGGCTGCCCGTACTTATCGGTCGCTTGGGCTATGTGATACAGCTCATGTTCGACCAGGGCGCAGAAGTCAGCATCGGAACAGTCGGCGCAGTAGTCGGCAGCCAGGGTGATGATGAAAGCCGGCACGTCGCCGAACCAATCACGCATCTGCTGCTCCATCCGGGCCTTCTGCCAACCGCCGGCGCGGAACGCTACCTGTTCGGCCTGGCCCACCACCGTCCGCCCCTTCTTCGTGAAGGCGGCAGACGCCCAGATCACACGAATGTCCGCATCGATCAGATGGGCATGGTCTTCGTTGTGGATGCTGCCGGTGTCGGCGAGGATCTCGGCCTGGAGCCATTCCCACACCTCAGGCGCTGGGATCAGACGGATACCGAAGCTGGACAGCTCAGACAAGTCGAGCAGAGACTCCGGAGGCATCGGTCTGGTCACGAATTACCTCAAGCTTGTATTGATGGCTGGTTGCCGGTATTGGTGTGATTCAATCAGCGCAAGGAGCAGGCTAATGGATTTCAAAGTAGCGGAAGTAACGGCCCACACCGGTCATGCAGACCCCGTGCGTCTCTCAGGCATCCCCTTCCACTTCAGTCCGGGCGAGCGGTCGCTGTATGTGGGTGCCGATAACACTGGCGGGATCGTCCTACGAGCGGGATGGCTAGGATTAAAAACCGAACCGTTCCAAGGCTGGCAGAGCGCACACAGCTTCGAGCTGACCTATGCGAACGGCCGGAACAGCCATCACCTATTCGAAGTGAAACGCAACTTTCACACCCCACTCCAAGACGGCGAATGGCTCTGGTTCCCTGCGATGCCGATGCGAGCAACTCCGCACACAGATTAATGAGCTCAAGTGTCGCGACACAATTTGCACTCTCGCGAAACGTGTCGCGACCTACTTGCTCTGACTGCGCTTGATCTGCGCGTCTACCTGATCTGCGCAGGTGTCGAGCAGGTTGATGGCTTGGTTCTTCAGTTCCCACAGCTGGCCGTTGTCAGCGAGGTCTTCATCAGCCACCCGCTCACATGGCACCAGCTCAGGGGGTTCGACTCTTAACGCCGTTGTATTTGTTACCACTGCCGGCTTTCCCGCGCAGGCCGTCAGGCAGAGGCTGAGCAGCCCAATCACGAACAGGCTTGCTGTTGCGTTTGAGTTCTTCAAAGTTCTTCTCCGCCTTTCTGGCTTTGGCCTGACTGGCCTGTAAACGCTTGTTCAGGTCTTTCTGGTAATCGGCGTTGCGCTGGGCTTCGGCGCGTAGGGTGGTGATCGTGGCCTGGCTCTCGAGGTTCGCGGCGAGAGCCTCATTCTTGCTCTTGGTCTCGACCTGCACCTCACCACGCAGGGCGATGACGCGGTACTGCTGAATGCCTACCAACAAGATGCCAACCAGGGCGATGATGAACGCTGTAGCTATCGCTTTCATGCTGAGTCCGCCTTGCGTCCGAGGAACTTGATGATCAGCTCCCGAATCGCGGTGACACCGATGAAACCGATAGTGCCGCCGGCCGCAACCGAAAGACTCGATGGCCAGGCCATCCACTCAATGACGCTACTGGCAGAAAGGCTCAACGATCCGCAGATCATCGCCTCAAGAATCACGCGCCACTTGTTGGCCTCTTTGCCTTCGTAAAGAACGCGCAGTAGCGAGACCGTGGACGCCATGATTGCACCCTGCCAAAGCGGGGTACTGAGGACGAGCCAGACCTGCGCCCAGAAGTCAGGATTTTTCTCAGGCATCTTGGACATCCGACTGTCCTCCCCCTCGGGGAGTGAATAAATCCGGCGTCCGCTGCACTCCCAGCTCGGGGCAATGGGTGTGGGGAGCCGAAAACGAAAAAGCCCCTGCGAATGCAGAGGCCCTGAATAGGTGCGCTCGTCTTTCCGAGCTGTCGGCCAAAAACTTTCCCAGCGTCGACGCCCCTTTGCATCGATCTCGCTGTTCCTGTCTCGCGCCACCCTGAAAGCAAGTTTGAGGTCAGGGTGCGCGGGCTGCCGGCGTTGATCCGTGCGTCGCACTATCCGGCTATCGACGTCCAGGCCTTCCCGAAGGTTGTCCTGGCTACGGGTAAATTCGAGGCAATAAAAAACCCGGCACGATGGCCGGGTTTCGATGAGCATAAAACTCAAATCACGGTGAGGCTAGCGCTGGCTGCGAGGCAACTTGAACCCACGGAATGAAACGTTTCGAGCACTGCACTTCCGAAGATTTTTCCCATTTTACTATCCCCTTCCGCAGATGGATCCGCTGCGGTCGGCATTGCGTGGCTAACAAAAACAGCTTTTACAGCAGCCAAACACAGAAAACCGAGGGTTGAGATTGCCATCGCCTCAGGAGACGAACCTGAGAGCCCCAAAAACTGGGCGCCAGTAAAGACGATCTGGCCGAAGCCCTATTGTACCTAGGTTAAAATCGAAACTAAACATTCAAACAAAAAACCCGGCGCGGTGGCCGGGTTTCGAAGTTGTCGTGCGCTGGAGGTAAGTTGCGCAGTGTGGGAAAAGTACATCAAATTCCCCACCATAGCAACACCTTTATGCCGCATCCTCTGAATTTTCTGCGTGAATAACCTGCCATAAAGGTTGTTGAGCCTGAATATCCACTTCTTCAATGGCCTTTCGCAGGAAATTCCAGATGTCTAGCCAATCGCGATCCCAGTGCTTGGGCTGGATAGCGATCCCGTACAGCTTCATCATGGCGTCAGACACTCGAGCCGGGCCCCACGCATCGCCGCCGTTCGCCTCGGCCTTGTAGGACTGCAGGGCGCACGTGATCAGGCAGTGCACCTTCGCTGCCTTGGCATCGGTGAGCGCGCCGAAATCAGTATCCGACCAAATCAGCTTTTCGGCGTTGAGCATGTGCACGACGGTCATGCACGGGTGGTAGAGGTAGTGCCCCAACTGCTGCACCTGGAACGGCAACGACTCGATCGCCTTCTGGATCTTCCCCATGGTCACCAAGTGGGCGGCTCGATGCGTCGACCGACCTATTGGCGTGCGGCGCGTCTCCGCAATGTGGATCTTCTGGCGCACTGCCATGATGCGCTCTTCCTTGTCCTCCCCCTGGGCGGCAAAGATGACCTCTCGAAGCGCGGCCTTTTCCTTCCGAACGACAGTTGCGGATTTTGCCCGGTCAGCCGCTGCCGCACTGATTGAGGCGTTCGACTCATGCTGTGCGTCTGTCCACGCTTGACGTGCGTTGATCAATTTCATGCTGCAGCCCTCTTCAGTTCGCGGGTCTTGGCCCGGTATTCGGCCTTGATGGTTTTGATTTCTTCGACGGTGTACTTGCGGGGCTCATGAGGCCCTTCCAGCCAAATCACTTTTTCGGCGCCGATGCGTTGCACCAACCGAATGCGGTACTCGACCGCGTTACCGGACAGGTTGCGATTGCACTTCACGCACTGGCGGTGGATGTTCAGTGGCTCGAAACGCAGTTCCGGACAGGCGCCGACGGATCGGTAGTGGCCAGCGTCCCAGCGACTGCCAGTCATGAGGTCGTTGTCGTTCGGCATCGAGTCGCAGCTGATGCAAGGCAGGTGTGCGTCACGCAGGCGGACGTATTCGTTCACGGCGGCCTGTGCTTCTCGCAGGTGTTCCGCCCTGCTCTTCAGCTTCTCCTTACGCACCTGGATCTCGCGGCGGTCGCGCTGGGCGATGGCCTTGCGGGCTTTCTCCGTGTGACGCGGTGCGTCAATCGCCGCGCAGGCCGGACTGCAAACCGCCTGCCCCATCCGCGACGGGACAAATGAGGCCCTGCAAGTAGCGACTCTGCATTTCTTCGGTTTGGGCTGCTTCCGTTCAATTGTCATGCGGCCTCCTGGCTCAGCAAATCATCGAAGTACACGCCCTGCGGTGCGAAGCGCGCGACAATGCGATCGGTGTACGCCACGCCCTGTGCGCGGTTGAACAGGCTGGTCACCGGGAAGCCGTCCGGGCCGAAGAGTTTGCAGCCGCCCATCATGGCCAGCTTCGTCTCGTACGGGAGGTGACGCATGACGCGGTACCACTCCGCCTGAAACCCGGCATCCTCGTTCAGCAGGATCTGCACGCCGACGTGCAACTTGCAGTACCGGCGGGCGTCAGCCTCGTCGCCGATCTGGGTCATCTCTGCGATGCGTTTGTACATCGCGAACCACAGCCGGTTTTGGTCGAGCGTGCGGTCCTTACCCGGGCGCAGCGATACGACGACGAACTTCTTGTCGCGGTACATGGTGCTTAGCTTGGTGATGGCTTCGGAGAGCTTGGCCTGGCAGTTGACGCTGATTCGGTCAGTCATCGCGAGACTCCTTCAGGGAGCTGGCCAGCGCATCGGCGGCGCATTCACAGGCGCCAAGATCGCTTGATTGATCACGGATGATGGAGAGCGCTTTGCGCAGAGCCTCGATCTCTGATTTAAGCTTTCCGGTATTCATTTCTTGACGGCGTATGCGCCCTGCGGCTGCCAGCAGCACAGTTACGAATTGGTTCTCTCCCTCTTCGCCGGAGTTTTCCTGAAAAGACTGTGCGTTATCGACCAGCTCCTTGATCAGATCTTGTGCCAGCCAGTCATGAGGCCCGATCAGCGCCACGTTCTCGCCCAGCAGCTCCAGCGCCACCTCCTCTACGGTCTTCTCCCCGAGGAATTCCTGCAGCGCCTCGGTGTTGCGCTTCCAGTCGGCGCAGTCGGCACGGTAGGACGCGGCTTCTGCCCACAGCAGGTTCTGGAGTTTTTTCTTGTCGATGGTCATGTCCGTTGCTCCGCTTCCGCTTCCATTTCATCCAGCTTCTGCCAGGCCTTGGCCTTGAGATCTTCGAACTCTTTGGCGTCTGCCACGGGCATTGGCACGAACAGCACGCCGTGCTTGGCGAATGTCTCCGCCAGGATCAGAACGGCGCGAAGGTCTTTCACATTGGCTCGCATCAGAAACCCTCCTTGCCGCGCTGCGATTCCCAATCGAACGGGACCACGATCATTCCGCCCTCGCGCAGACGGTCGACGCAGCGATCGCCCATTGCGGCCGGCAACTGGCTGGCTTCGAGGTTGGAGATCACCACCGTGGGGCGCTCCTGCTCGTACCGGCCGTTGATGATTGCGAACAGGGTCGTCAGCTCGAAGTCACTCGGCTGCTCCTTGCTCACGCCTACCTCGTCCAGCACCAGCAGATCGGGATCGATCAGGCTCGACAGAATCTCGGCTTCGCTGCGTTCGCTGTGCTTGTCGTACGTGGAGCGGATCGCCTGAAGAATTGCGCCAACAGTGCGGTACACGGCCGTGCGAGACGTGTTGTGCAGCAGCTCGTTGGCCATGCCTGCGCCGAGGTGCGTCTTCCCGGTACCGGGCTTGCCGATCAGCACCATGCAGCGACCGGTCTTCAGGATCTCGTCGAAGATCTGCACGTAGTGCTGGCAGAACCGGAGGGCTTTGCGCTGGCCGTCGTTCTCGGCCTGGTAGTTACCCAGGGTGCGAGTGGTGAACCGCTTCGGAATCAGCGCATCGCCCAGCTTACGAGCGAGGGACATGCGCAGCTCCATCGCCTTGTTGGCCTTCTCGGCCGCGTCGGCTTTCTCGCGGGAGATACGAGTGCACTCAGGGCAGTTGCTTTTCAGCTCCCGACCCAGCACAGGAAAGACCCGCTGCTCGTAGGAGCCGTGGGTTTCGCACTCGGCTGGCTGAATGCGAGTGCCCGGCGGCAGTTCCGGCGTGGCTTGGACTGGTTCAGAGCGCATAGCTGCCGTCCTCCCGCTGTTTCAGGCCGGCGTGATAGTCACGCTCAGCGAAGCCGGTGTGGCGGGATTGCGGGAACGGGTGCACGTTGCTGGCGACTTTCACCTCGTCTTCCCAGCGCTTGCCGTTCAGCCATGTCGCTGGGTGGGGAATGAACTGCCCGCCGTCCTTGACCCATGCCTCGCAAACGACTTGCGCGGCCAGGCCTTCGGCAATCTGGCCGAACAGGTCAGCAGTGACCCTGAGCTTCTTCCAGGCTTTTTCAGCTGCGGCCTTACCCTTCTTGTTCGGGTACATCTTCCAGAACTTCGGGAAGAGGTCATCCACCATCGGTGGAGTGTTGTTTTTGTTCTTATCTGTATCTGTATCTGTATCTGTATCTGTATCTTTATGGTTGCCATTCCGTTGCAACGGATCGTCAACGTTCGTTGAACGGTCGTTGAGTTCTTGTTGCTTTTTGAGGGCCTTTGCCCGCGCGGACGCCTTCCCCGCATTGGAGGCGGTGACGACTTTGCTGTTTACGGCCTCAAGGTCTGCTTCGACGCGGAACTGCACCCAGTGCGTTTCCGTGACGTGGAAGAACTCACTCAACGTATCGGCAACGGACGGCCAGCGTTCGTTGGGAATCCGTGCGACGGTTGCGAGGCGATCGATGCGCAAAGGCTTGCCTGTCTGCCAGTAGCTGAACAGCAGGAGCATGTACGCGCCATGCTCCTCCGCAGTCAGGTGCGTGGTGTCGGCCAAGTAGTCGGCGACGTAGAACTGCATGTACGGAAGCGCGGCCATCATTCGCCCCCCTTGAGATTGTGCTGAGCCCAGAGACCGGCAATCCAGTTGACGCCCTTGGGGGTGAATTTGGATTGGTTGTAGGCGTGGCCGCTGTCGCTGGTGCCGGCTTTGACTTCAAACCGGCCAGCGTCGATATGAGGCTGGTAGGCCTGCCATTCACCGCCCATGCGGTACATGATCTTTTTGTCGAGCAGGAACTCACGAAAGCGCGATTCGTTGGCCTTCAGGAGCTTCGCCACTTGGCGGAACCCCTTCAGCCCAGTTGATTCGACGTAACGCTCGACAAAGGCAATCTTCGGCGCGGCCTCAATCAGGGCCTGATTGGCAGCCTGCTGAAGCTCGAACTGCTCAGCCCACGCGCGGGCGGCTGCGGCAGGATTGGAGAAGTCTGGGAGCATGGCGAGAACCCGTGGCCCGTCGAGCTGTGCCTGCAGTTCATTGAGGCGCCGAATCACCTTGTGGCGCAGAGGAATGCTGTAGCCGGTCAACAAGGTCTCTGTCAGCTCCTTGTCCAACTCGAAAAGCGTGGTGTAACCACGACTGTCCTTGGTTTCTTGGACGTGGCTCAGATCTGAGCCATCTTTTTGCAACTCGTCGAGCATCTCGCGAATATCGCGGATGACGTTTTTGTGCAGCTTTCCAGTCAGCTCGGCGATCTCCGAACTACTCATGGTTACCGTGCGCGACACATTTTCCGAATTGAGAAAACGTGTCGCGACACTAGGGGTATTGCTGGCATGAGGTGAACTGTGCATAATCAGCTCCAGAACGTTTCGTTGTATGCAGTTGAAAGAGCCGGGATTGCGCCCCGGCTTTTTTGTGTCTGCGATTTGTCAGCTGTCACTTTTGAGTCCCTCTTTAGGGGCTAATTGGTACAGCCTGGCTGTAGGTCGCCTCATTCGAGACGGCCCACCCATTGCCAAAAACTCGATGGCAATTGCCTCAAGTGCTTCGGCGATGCTCATACCCTTACTCAGGGCAAATGCGGAAACCTGCCGCTTTGCGCCATCGCTCAGGTGCTCATAGTCGATTTCAGGCACGTGACCTCCAAAGGGCCTCTATGCGGCGCTAGACTGCTTGTCGTCCTTGCTGAGAGCTTCGATTGCACCGTTTTCTACGGCCCACTCGATCATCAAATACAGATACGTGGCGTGCTGCTCCTCCGCGCGCTCTGCTGCTCGACTCAGAATCCTGTCGAGTGTCTTGTTGAAGCGCACCTTCCTTGGCGTGTCGCGCTTGTGTGACTGATCGGCGTACATGGGTTGCTCCTTTGTGGCTTATGAAGTGATTAGGCTGCAGAGCGCTTTGCGGATTGAACCGGGAATGGACGCAGCTCTTCAGCCGTGTAGGTCCCGTTTTCATGGGCAATGACGTACACATCCCGACCGACTCGAAGAGCTTTGTTAAGAGCCCCCTGAGTCATTCCGAGAAGGATTGCGGTCTTGGTTTGCCCGTTTTTTTCCGCGAATTGGCATAGCGGGATTCGGCTCATGGCCATTCCTCCGTGGTTCATGCGCCAATTATTGCCTCGGGAATTGAAATAAATCAATGCCTGAGGAATTTGTTAGCTAATACCTGCGGAAATACACTCGCCCGCTATGAGTAAAGAGAAGAGAAAGCTTGAAGATTGGGAGCTCGCAGAATGCGCAGCCCTAAAGGCCCTGGTACTCCAGGAGAATTTCTCGCGCCCAAAGGAAAAGCGGATTACCCAAGAAATGGCTGGGGCAGCACTCGGCATGAATCAGGGCTCGTTCAGCAATTACTTGAATGGTCGATTAGCTCTGAACAAGGACATAGCGGTAGGCATCTACAAGCTCTTCGGCATTCCAGCAGAGCTGTACAGCAAGCGACTGGCTGAAGAGATTGCTGATGTGGCAAAGATCTACACAGATAACGACTACCAAAAGAATGATCTGTATGCCCAAGCCAGCCCTGAGCACCGGATGGCTGTAGACGAAATGGCAAGCAGGATGCTGGGGATGACAGAGGAGCAAGCTCTGAAGCTCAAGCAGGCAATGGACCTATTGATGCCTAGTAATGACCCAAGAAAAAATTGATTACCCTCCCCTCCTCCCTGGTGGAATTCATGCCTTTACGCTTGAATCTCTCCGATCTATAACCGTCGATAATTTCCCGAACTCTGTCCGAAGGCAGAGCCTGTTCGGCGCTCTTGGTATATACTTAGAGCTACTCGAAAGCACCGGATTCAAAGGCTTTGCGTGGATCGACGGATCGTTCATGTGCGAAAAAGAAGAGCCTGATGATATCGATCTAGTCCTCGTTTTTGATTCCGAGGTAATCGATAGCATTTCGGAATCTGCGCGCCCAGTCCTGAATGGACTTTTCGATACGCTTACCATTCTGAGTCGATTCAAGTTGCACGTATTCCAAGTCCGGGTCGAAGATGAGGCTGGTCTTGAATATTGGAAAAGGCAATTTGGAACTCAACGCGACGAGGTGACCCCTAAGGGTTTAGCCTCACTTGGAGTTAACCTATGACTGAGCAGGCAAATCGTATCGATTGGCTTGAGCGACAGCTTGCTCAGGTCAACCAATTCATCGATCGTGACACTCGAGCTCTCGAGTCAACGCCGGGAAAATATTCGCTCCAAATCGCTCTGAACTCGTGGCGCTCACATCAGGACGGGCTGCACCAGGAGTTGCGCCAAGCGAAGGCAGACCTTCAGCTGGAGGTAGTCCAGCTTAGGTTGATAGGTATGCGCATGGATGGGAGCATTCCGCTGAAGTTACTTAGTAAGCTCTCAGACTGCTTCAATCGCGCGCTGTCATATGCGGCCTATCACCTTCGCCATGGTTCTAATCCTAAGAGGGGCATACCAGAGAGCTTGGCTAGGGAAATGGATTTGAGGCTTTCCGATCTCGCATTTGGATCTACCCGCCTAATATTTGCTGGAAATGTATCCCCGGATATGACTGGCGAGTCAATAATGGAAGGCGCGCTTGAGCAGATATTTGACGTCCTCAAGGCCCCTACAACTGATCGAATAAAAGAGCTTGTGTCTGTCATAGGGATTCCAGCGACGAAGGCGCTAAGTGACATGCTCGGAGCACTTGAGGCCAGCAAGATCGGTGCAGAGTTATCCTGGCCAGCCCCCAACTCAAAGATTTATCACTGGGGCGGAACTCTTGAGGCGGTACGCCTAACGCATGAGAGGCTCTCCGCACATCAGGACATTAAGCCGGAGCCCACAACGCTGTTTGGAGTGGTAGCAGACCTGAAGGAAAACGGAACCATTTATATCCGAAGCGGTGACACAAAGCAGAAGGTGTCTTACAACCGACAACAATTTCCCGAGATACAGAAGCTAAGCCTCGGAATGCCTATCTCCATCAAGGTTATGAAATACGTGCGCTATGTTGCTTCGGAAGACCGCGAGATAGTTACGTACAAGATGATCACTGAGGACTGACTGCTCCTCGCCCTCCCGGAAGCCCGCCATGAGCGGGCTTTTTTACGACCGAAGAAATTATTATTTCCTCAGGCATTGACGGCAATTAATTCCCTAGGCAATATTCATCCATCGCAGCGACACACAGCCACTGCGAAGGGCCTCAACAGACCCGCCGCTCTTTAACAACCAGCGCCATGAACGACTACCCGGCCAGTCCGGTTAGGTCACTCCCGGCTACATCGGTGGGAGGTCAGTAAACCGATGAACAAAACCGCACTTGCCTCTACCGGCGACCGGCGATCCGACAGGCCCGAAAGCCTGCCAACGCGCAGCCCACTGCGACGGCGGACGAGGTGTTGACCGAACTGAGTGAATGACCTGGTAAGCGGGTGCGGAGAAAAACAGATTTCACTGGCTGGCCTTGGCTACAGGGCCAGACGGGAAATCAACCGGAGGAACACAGCATGACCACGATCATCAAGGACACCTTCACCAGCGGTGCACAGGTGAGCATGGAAATGGATAAGGACGAAGGTGAGTTGTTCGTCTTTCATTGCCCAGCCGGCCAAGGCTGCAAGGTCAGCAAATGGCCTCTGGACAGCTACCACATGCCGATCGCAATGGCGCATTACACAGAGTGCTGCGCGGCTGAGACTGCTTGAACAACCAGCGCCACGACAGCCTGTCGTTAACTGCCCGATCCTCTCTATGAGAGCGCATCGGGGTGTGATCTGAGGCTAAGTCTCGGGCAGCGGATGTGCCGACCGGTCGCCTACAGGGCTACCCCTTCCGCCGAATGCCGGTTGAGCACCGGCCAGATCACACCCCGATGCGGACGAAACTGCGTCCTATAACCGCCCATCTGCATCAGGAATGAATCACAGCGAAGTGAGCAAGCGAGGCACTTACTTCGCGGCGATGAACCCGCCACAAAGGCTGTCCAGCAAGCTCTGGCCGCCTTTGGAATTGAAGAATTCCATCGACTGCTTCACTTCCATTTCGTACCGAGGATTTGTAGCAACATCACGGATGCGTTTCGCCATCTCGTCAGTCATGCCCTCTTTCTGCTCGGTCAGGAATTTTTCTAGAGTGATACCTGCTTCTGGATGTTTCTTTGCGCACGCCTGGGTGGATGCGACAGCCATAACCGCAGTGTTGTGGTCTGCGACAACGTCGGTGGTAGCCGAAGCTGGGACAGCATAAGCGAGGGCAATCACCGCGATGGCTGTAGCACTGCGAACTTTACTCAGAAACATTCAGATCTCCAGATCTCAATTATTTGGCATTAATGCCAAGACGTATCGGCCAAGCTCGCTGGTTCCTTTAGCGATTTAGTCACCCTTCCCCGACACCACCCGAATGCACTCCCCTCCGCGCCCAACGGCAACCAGCGGAGCGGATGAGTGCATCCGAGTTTTGTTGGATCAACACCCGCCACCACGGAGGCGACCATGGCAACCAGCTATGCAGACAGTGCGCAGGCCCGAGAGTGGGATCGGCGCTTTGATGAATGGGGGCGCCCTAAAGCGCTGAAGGTTGAAGACTTTCACGACTACGAAGCCGCAGCGCAAGAACACACACAGCGTCAGGCGCTGATGGCAGCCCAAGAGTTGGTCGACCGCAAGGCGCGGGCCAAGCGAGTCGCGGCAGCGGTGGTCGCCTATGGCGAATTCTGGGGGCTCAAATGAACATCCAGCAGCGTGACCATCAAACGGCGGTGACCTGGATCGAGGGCGAAATCAGCAACATGATCCGCGACCTCGGCAAGCCCAACGCCAGCGCCGCCGCGACATCCTGCATCACCCTGGCTTTCATGCTTCGTGCCATTGACGATGCCGAGCACCGTCACTTCCGCGCACGCATCGACCAGATTTACGCCTCCTACAACGCCTCCGTCTCGCAAGGAGCTGCAGCATGACAACGCCTCCGGTAAAAACTTTGGTCGATGAGCAGCTCGACGATATCGAGCGGCGCATCGCGATCCTCGGCTTCGGCCTGCCCTTCAATGAAGTCATCGGTCGCAAGCGCGAGGATCTGGTCGACAGCCTCCCGCTGCGCCTGTCGGTGACCATGAAAGGCGGACGCATCGCTGTGAGGGCTCGGCCATGAACCTCGTCTACTGGATTCTGGTTGTGCTTCTGGTTGCCGGTGCAGGCGCCTACGGCATCGTGAAAGACGGCTCGGGCACTTGCCAGGTGCCGCGCTCCACCACCTACAACGTGTTCCGATGACCAGTCTTCAGCGGGCGCGCCGCATCCTGATTCGGCGCGGCTCGTTTCGAGTCCTCTCGATTTACACCTTCCTGATGCTGCTCAGCGCCCTCGCCGATCGCATCACTCAATAACCCAAGCATTCAATCGCTGCGCATGTCGCGGCAAGGATTTCCCGTGAGCGCAGTAATGAAGCAGGAAGACCAATTGCCTGCGATGTCTGAGGCGGCACTTGTTGAGGTGCTGAGCAACAGCCTCTACCCAGGCGCAGAAAAGAACTCGGTGGTGATGGTGTTGGCTTACTGCCAGGCCGCGCATCTGGACCCAATGCTGAAGCCTGTGCACATCGTGCCGATCTGGAACACCAAAGCGAAAAAGATGCAGGACACGGTAATGCCGGGCATTGGTCTTTATCGCATCCAGGCCGCGCGCACTGGGCAGTACGCAGGTATCAGCGATCCTGAATACGGACCGCCAATTACCGCAAAGCTGGGCGGCGTGGACGTCACCTATCCAGAGTGGTGCCGGGTAACCGTCAAGCGCCAAATGTCGAACGGCCTCGTTGCCGAGTTCACCGCAAACGAGCGCTGGCTTGAGAACTACGCAACGGCCGGCAAGGACACGATTGCCCCAAACACCATGTGGAAGCGCCGCGCCTTCGCCCAGCTCGCCAAGTGCGCCGAGGCTCAAGCGCTGCGCAAAGCGTTCCCCGAGGTTGGATCAGCGCCAACGGCCGACGAGATGGAAGGCAAAACATTCGAAGAGGCGCCGCGCGACGTGAGTCCGCAGCGGCAGCAAGAGCCTGAGCCCGAGGCTCTTCCGCCCTACTCCGATGATCTTCTGAAAGAGAACATCGCCAAATGGCAGCCACTGGTTGATGCCAACCGAACCAGCCCAGAACACCTGATCGCGACCATCAGCAGCAAATACACGCTGAGCCCGGCCCAGATCGAAAAAATCCAGAATCTCAAAGCCATCGACGGAGACGCAGCATGAAAATTCACAACGTAGCTCAAGGCTCCGCCGAGTGGCACGCATTGCGCGCTCAGCACTTCACCGCCTCCGAGGCGCCAGCAATGATGGGCGCTTCGAAGTACCAGACCCGCACCGACCTGCTGACCATGAAGAAAACCGGCATTACGCCGGAGGTCACTCAGGCGCAGCAGTACATCTTCGACAAAGGCCACGCAACTGAAGCGCTCGCCCGGCCACTGGTTGAAGTCATGATCGGCGAGGAGCTGTATCCAGTCGTGGGCACCGACGGCAATCTGCTCGCCTCCATGGACGGCGCGACGATGCTGGGCGAGACGCTATTCGAGCACAAGCTTTGGAACGAATCATTGGTCGCCCAGGTGAAGGCCGGCGAACTGGATCCTCATTACTACTGGCAGCTTGAGCAGCAACTGCTGGTGAGCGGCGCCGAGCGTGTGATTTTCGTTTGCTCCGACGGCACCGCCGAAAACTTCGTGCACATGGAGTACCGACCTGTCGCCGGCCGCGCCGCGCAGTTGGTCGAAGGCTGGAAACAGTTCGAGGCCGACCTGGCCAACTTCGAAATGGCCGAGGCGCCGTCGATTGTCGTCGGCAAGGCGCCGGACGAGCTGCCAGCGCTACGCATCGAACTGACCGGTATGGTCACCGCGAGCAACCTCAAGGTGTTCGAGGATTCGGCTCTCGCTGTCATCGACTCTGTGAAAACCACGCTGCAGACCGACCAAGACTTTGCCGACGCCAAAAAGGCGGTCAAGTGGTGCGGCGATGTCGAAGAAGCGGTTGCGGTAGCGAAGAAACAAGCGCTCTCCCAAACCCAAAGCATTGACGAGCTTTTCTCGTCTCTCGATCGAATCAGCGCACACGCTCGCGAGACGCGCTTGAAGGTCGACAAGCTTGTGAAGGCTCAAGAGCTGCTGGTGAAGACCAACATAAAGCAGAAGGCTGAGCAGGCGCTGGCGGATCACGTCGCGGCCATCAATAAAACACTGGGCCGGGTAACGCTGCCAGTGGTTGCTTCCGACTTCGCCGGCGCGATGAAGAACAAACGCACCATTGCCAGTCTGCAGGATGCTGTCGATACCGAGCTGGCTCGAGCAAAAATCGCCGCGAGCCAGTCAGCAGATGCGATTCGCTTGAATTTGACCAGCTTGGCCGAACTCGCGCCCGACCATGCATTCTTGTTCAGCGACATCCAACAGCTCGTTCTGAAGGCCAACGATGACTTGGTCACGCTGATCAAGGTGCGAATCTCTGAGCACCAGAAGGCCGAGGAGCAGAAAGCTGAGGCGCAGCGCGAGCAGATCCGGCAACAGGAGCTGCAACGGATCGAAGCTGAGGCGAAAGCCAAGGCCCCTGTTGAGCCTGCACCAGTCGCCAGTCCAGCACCGGTAAAAGCAGCCTCGACGGTTCAGTCTGCCTCGAAGCCAGCAGCAACAACTGCGGCGCCGGCGAACCTGCAGGCCGAAGTGTTCGATCTGGAAGAACTGATCAAAGCGGTTGCTTACGGCCAAGCGCCAATCTCGGTGCTGACCGTGAACTGGGAAAACCTCGACGCGCTGGTCGCCGATCAGGGCAACAAATTCAGCATGGCCGGCGTGAGGCTGGTAAAGGTGGCAGCATGATCAGCAACCACCTCAACCTCGTCGAGCAGCACCGACCGGACGCCGAGTCGATCGCTGAACGAATCGCGCAGTATCTGGCAGCGGGCGGGCAGATCGACCAACTGAAAAGCCCGCCGCGCAATCCACTGCCACCGCCCCGCTCGAAAAAAATAGACCCTGAAACGGTCCTCAAGCGGCGGCCGAAGCCGATATCGGCGGCCGAACGCAAGGCGCTGCGCAAAATGGCGGACTCGCTATGAAGTCGAAACGCAAACCCAACAACGGTTTCGCCCGGGCTGAGCGCAGCTGCCGGGCGTTGCTGCGCACCAACCACGTCGCGGTGATGAACATCGACCCCAGCGGCAGCCAGATCATGGCGAACTGGAAGAGCTGCCGGCAGATCCGCAGTCTGGCGATCGCCAACGCGATATTCGACTTCTCCTACCGCTGGACGATCTACATCGCCGCCATGTGTCGAGACGAGCGCGGCGCCGAGTACATCAAGTCGGTGGAGATCTCGCCGGAGGGGATTTACAAGGTCGAGCGCCTGACCGACGCCATCGAGCATTACTACCTGGAGCTGCGCAACAGCGCGAACCCGACCAATCTGATCGCATCAGGCTGGATTGCCATTCCCGACGAGATATCGATGGACGAAGCCCAAGCCGCGAAGCTGTTCTACGCCGCCGGCGCCTGGCGTCAGGTGAAGGTCGCAGCGTGAGACGTTTTCGCACCCAACAACGCAAACGACAGACCTGGCTGGACTTGCCGGCCAGCGGAATTGAAGAGGTAGGCCATGGCCAAAACTGGACAAGAAAGATCGGCGAAGGCCGCACTGAAGCGGATCGAGTTCGACGAAAAGGAGCTGCGGCACCGGTGCCGGCTCGGTACACGGCAAAAGCTGGAGGAGCTCATGGCTTGGAACGAGGACACCGAACAAGCTTCAGTGATTGAGGGTTGTCTGCGCTATGTGCATTCGCTTGGGCCAGACGCTGCTCGGGAAGCTTTGAAAGCGCGCCACGAAATCGTGATTAGCAAAAACGTGGCGCGGGAGTTTCGTAATCAAACACTAGCTGAGTTGAAGCGCAACCCAGGGGATGAAATCATAGCGCCGGCGCTTTTAAACTCTTAATTGCAGCTAGAGCCTCTTTATTTTTACCAAAGGCCTTTTCCTCCATGAAAAATACATGATCGACATCCAATAACAAGTTGATATCTAGATTGTCGAACAGCTCGTAGTTATTTGCATACTTTTGAAAGTTCCTACCTTTACGACTCAAGCAATTATAGTACAGAAAGACGAGTTCGTAGTCCGACAGAAGCGATCGCGCCACTCGTGCCAAGTGCTTTTCGTCTCCATACTCAGCTAACTCAACGAACCTGAAAACAGAGTACAAACTTCTGAAATACAACCCCAAATCACCTTGGTGAGATCGTAAAATTTGTTCGTATGCCATCCCTGCCCGGAAGCTTTTGCTGCGCCCATCCTCATAGTTCCCATTATATTCACGGCATAATTTTTTATGCCAATCCCTAAAACAGTCTCGTCCCTCAATCGTGTACTGAATATCATGTCTATTTATATGGAGATCAAATCCTTGAATGACCTGCTGCTGCAGCGTCAACATACTATAAAACTGCGATTCAGTTTGCTGCTTTGCATTTTGCAACTGGCTGTCCGCCAAATCCTTCCTCTGAAGCAACAAAGTAATCAATACGCCAGAAAACGCTAATCCCGAGAAAAGAGCATTCAAAACTCCGAATGCATCGCCAAAAACGCCCGAGCGAACGCCGGTTAAGTTACCGCCACTATCGATTGATGTTTCGTACCCCGCGTACAGAAAAGCGTAGTAAGCGGTGTACACACCAATAACAAATGAAACAGCGAGAAGTCCCAAAATTATAGGCTTCCAAGATTTACTTTGTTTACTCATATTAAGCACGCTCATTGATCCGGCTCCATGCCGGTCACCCGTAATACCCCAACCAAAACCAAATTGCCACCACCGGTCACGGAGGGCGGCGCCTGACTGGAGATAATCCATGAACCACAACTGCGAATACGTACGGCAGCACTATCAGGTGCCAGCCGAAATCGGCCGACGCGTCATCGCCTACGGCAAGCCCGGCGTCATCCTGGCGGACCGCGGCCATTACGTCGGCGTGGTGCTGGATGAAGACCCGAAGAAGCGCATCGGCAACTACCACCCAACGCACGAAATGCAGTACGGCGTAATGGCCGAGACGTTGCCTCTGAAAGAGTG